GTTGATACTTATAATGTAGGGATAGCGGCAAGTATAGCGGCAGTAATTTTTCAAGCTGGAAGGAATAGAATCATGGCTGATTATTCTCTTTTGATGTACCATAATCCTTATGGCGGAGATGGTGAAGAAATAGAAAAGATGAAAAAGAGCATTGCTATCATGATTGCTGAAAGAACAGGCAAAAGCGAGGCTGAAATCTTAATGATTATGTCTAAAACTACTTGGATAACAGCAACAGAAGCTTTCCAAAATGGGTTTTGCGATACAATAGAAGTGAGCAGCGAACATAACAAGAGGAGGGCAACTGTATCAAATGATGTTAAGGCAATGTGGCATAATGGTAACAAAATTTTAAATTCTTTATTAAAAACAAATACAATCAAAATGACAAAAGTCGCAAATAAGTTAGGTTTACAAGCCGAAGCTAATGAGGATGCAATCCTTAGTGCAATTTCATCTATTGAGAATAAGAAAGCGGAAGCTGACGACAAGCTTAAGAAGATGGAAGACAAAATCAAGGCAATGGAAGACGAAATGGAAGACTACAAAGCCAAGTATGCAGAAGCTAAAAAGAAAGCCGAAGATGCAGACGAAGCTAAGAAAAAAGCAGAAGATGAAGCCGAAGATTCTAAGGCTAAAAATATGCTTGAAGGTTTCGTTAAGCAAGGTCGCATTAAATCTGATTCAGTTAATGAATGGGTTGCTACAGCTAAAGCTATTGGTTTTGAAAAAGCAAAAAACATGATTGAAGCATTACCTGTTCACAAAACAGCTGCTAAAATCGAAGTTGGAGATGTTGCAAATGAAGCTACTTTAACAAATGTTATCGCTGGTGCAATGGCTGACTTAAGAATTAAAAATAAAATCTAAAAATTAAAATAAAGCAAGATGTCAGAAGCGTTAAATATTCAAGACACATCGTGGAGTGGTCCAGCAGCAAGCTATATGATTACTCGTGCGGTAGTAGGTGCAGACACAATCGAAAAAGGTTGTATTTATGTTGAAGATGGTATTCGTAAAAAGAAGACTATCCCTCGTATTGAAGTTGCAAATTTCATCCAAAAGAGAACTGCTACTCCAACTTCACAAGGTAGTGTGAATGTAGATGGTAGAGTATTAACTCCACAGGATTTAATGTTGTACTACGAGTTCAACCCTAGAGATTATGAACAACATTTTTATGCAGAACAATTGCAACCTAAATTATTAGGTCGTGAACTTCCTGTTACTGCTGAAAATTTCATGATGATTCAGACCATGAAGCGTTTAAATGAGTTCTTTGAAAATGCAATCCACAGAAGTCGTATTCAATATGATACTGATCCAGGTGGAGCTGCTATTGACCCAACAACTAAAGGTGAACACGCTGATGCAGCTAATTACTTTTATTTTGATGGTTTGATTAAGAAGTTGTTGGATGCTGCTACAGATCCTAACTATCCTACTATTACTGTTCCTAACCCTGTAGCTTTGACTACTTCAAACATTCGTGACCAATTCACAGCTGCTTTGAATTTAGTTCCAAAGGCTTTATTAGGTCGTTTCGGTAAAGGTGGATTGAAATATGTAGTTTCTTATGCTGATTACCTTAAATATGGTGAAGCCCTAAGAACTGACCTTTACAAAAACGTTCGTTCTGACGAAAGAGCTTACGATCAATTTAGAGGTTATGATATTGAAATGGTTGCAGGTCTTCCTGAAAACACTTTCTATTTAGCTATCCAAAAACCTGATGTTGATTCAAACACATGGATTGGTATCAATAGCACCGAAGATAACCAATTACAATTAATGAGATTGCAAAACAACTCTGAATTGTTCTTCGTTAAAGGTCTATTCAAAATGGATACTCAAATAGGTTTCCCTGACCAATTCGTTCTTTACACAACTTTAACAGCATAATTTAAAGGGGGGCAACCCCCTTATTTTTAAAAAAAATATAAAAATGAAAAAAATACTTTTTGTTTTATTCGTAATTTGTTCGGTTGCTGCTTCTGCACAATCAACAACTCCACGTGGCGGAGTAGGTGCGAACAATGATAATACTTTTCGTGCATTGACTTTCAAATTTTATTCTGCTTCTGATGCCTCTGGTGCAGATAGCGTTAAATTAAATTTGAATGCTTACAATTCACACATCGCAGTTAGTTTGATTGATAGTTTAGTAGTAAGTTTCCCTAGCGTAGCGAAATGCTATGTTGGAGATTTAGTTAAATTTACTGTTATCGGAACTACAAGTGGTAATAAACTTAAATTTAGTGGTTCTAATGCCGTAGTAGCTTCATCTTCTATTGCAGTATCAAGCGGACTTAGAGCAAACATCTGTTTTATATTCGATGGTGCTAAATGGGTTGAGCTTAGCAGAAATGCTTATTAATAATGGAAGAATTATTTAAAGAGGTTTTTAATTCACTCCCGCACGTTGAGCATATTTGGGTAATGCCTAACGGAGATTACTATCTACACATGAAACATGGTGCAGAAAAAGTAACGAAAGGCAATTCAGATGTTAGCGTTGCGGAAGTGATTAAAAAGAAACCAACTAAAAAGAAATAAAATGGCATTAAATGACATCATATTTGTAAAAGGGCAAGGCGGACTTGGCAGACCTCTCGCAGGAGAAGATTTCATTTCCGGCTTTCTTTTTTACACAGCTAACCTCCCTTCGGGTTTCAGTTCAACTAACAGAATTAAACAACTGTTTAGTATTTCTGATGCCGAAGCAGCAGGTATTAAGGCTGATTATTCTGATGGTACTTCTGCCCAGGCAAGTTATTTAATAACTACCTTAGGTGCAACAGGAGATACTATCAATTTAAAAGTTACAGAGGCTAATAATGTTATTATTAACTTAGGTACATATACAAAAGTTACAGGAGATTCTTCTATTGCTTTATTGGGTGCTAATATCGCAGCTTTAATTAATGCAGGAACCGTAAGTCATGGTTATACTGCATCATTTACTACTGCTACTTTAACAATTGTTGCCCCAAAAAGAAATGGTATATTCTTAAATTCAGGTGCTCCACTTTCGGTTACTATTGTTGGGACTATTGCTGGAACAATTACCCAATTTTCAGGCGGTGTAGCTTCTAAGCAAGCTATATGGCATTACCATATTGCAGAATACTTTAGATTAAACCCTAAAGGGCAATTATATGTAGGTTTCTTCGCAGTTCCTTCTACTTATACTTTTACTGAAATTACAACTATCCAAAACTACGCAAACGGTAAGGTTAGAGAATTGGCAGTTTGGAAAGATGCTACTTATGCAGTAGGTGATTTGACAGTAATTCAAAATGAAGTAGTAACTAATTGCGATGGTAATCACAAACCATTATCAGTTATTTATGCAGCAGATTTAAGTGCTACTTCTGACCTTTCAACTTTGACTGACTTATCAACTTTATCTAACAATAAGGTGAGTGTAGTTATAGGTCAAGATGGAGGTGGTTTAGGAGCTTATCTTTACTTAGGCTACGGGAAATCTATCACTTGTGTTGGTGCTGTTTTAGGGGCTGTTTCTGCATCTTCTGTTAGCGATGATATTGCATGGGTTGGTAAATATAATTTCAGTAATGGTTATGAATTAGATACAATAGCTTTCGCAAATGGTGTTTTAGTTTCTGCTTCATCACAGAATTTCTTAAATGCCTTAGATAACTTACGCTATATTTTCTTAATTAAATATGTGGGTATCGCTGGAAGTTATGTAAATGATTCTCATACAGCTATTATAGTAACTTCTGATTATGCTTATATCGAAAACAACAGAGTTATAGATAAAGCAATTAGAGGTGTTTATTCTTCTGTATTACCTGCTTTAAATAGCCCTGTACAAGTAAATTCAGATGGTACTTTGGCAGACACTACAATAGCATATTTTGAAAGTTTGGCTGAATTAAACTTAGTTCAAATGATTAGAGATACTGAACTTTCTGCTCAATCAGTTACAATAGATCCAACACAAAATGTTTTATCTACAGGTGAATTGATTATAGCTGTTAAGTTAGTGCCTATCGGAGTGGCGAGGTCTATTCAGGTTAATATCGGTTTTGTAACTTCAATATAAATTTAAAAAATGGCAACACCACTAATAAATGGCGTAAATTATTCATGGGCAAATGTTAAATTGGTTCTTTTCGGAGTTCCTGTTGTAGGCATTACTCACGTTGAATATAAACGCAAACAGAAAAAAGAAAATAATTACGGTTTTGGCATCGAGCCTGTAAGTCGTGGTTATGGAAATAAAGAATACGAAGGAAAGATTACTTTGTATCGTGATGAGTGGAATGCAATTATTGCAGCTGCTCCTTCAAGAGACCCATTGGATATTCCTTTCTTTGATATTCAAGTATCTTTTGCAGGTACAAGAGTACAGCCGGCTTTAGATGTTTTAAAGGCTTGTGAGTTCTTAGAAGACCCTTTCACAGTAGCACAAGGCGATACAAAAATTATGGTTGAACTTCCTATAATAATTGGATTAGTAGAACATAAGTCATAAATACGGCAGCATAGGTTTTTCATAGTAGTTTTTTTTGGAAAAGGGATATTTTTATATCCCTTTTTTGCTTAAATTTGTTCAAAAATATATTATGACAAACGAAGAAGTTGCATTAAAAGCAAAAGAATTAAGTGCAAAACATGGTGCTGTTGTTCATCCGATTGTGTTTAAAGTTGAAGGAAGCGATGATGAGGTAATAGGTTTTATGAAAGAGCCTCCACGTTTTGTTAAACTAAGAGTAATGGATAAAGGTTTGACAAGTCCTATTACTGCTGCTAGTGAAGTTGTAGATGCTTATTTGATTAAAGAGGAAAGCGATTCAAGGATTTATAATGAATCGCCCGAAAATGATAAATATTATTTAGGTGCTACATTAGAAGCCTACAATCTTGTAACATTAGCGGTTAATCAGTTTAAAAAAAAATAGAAGAATGCTGGATTGATGATAACTGCGATGAGATAACACAATGGGGATGCTTAATTCAATATTATTTCAGGATAGACCCTGATACATTAAATGACGAGGATTTCGCAAAATATATAGGGCGATTACAGTTTGCCCTTAAAAAGACAGCTCAATGGCAGTAGAACAGGTACAATATGAATTAACGCTAAAGGATTTATTAACTAATAAATTACATGAAGCGGATGGTGCAGCTAAAAAGTTGCATGGAACGATGGATTTAGTAAAAGAATCTTTAGGGTTCTTAGGTGTCGGTTTTGCTGTATTCAAGGGTGGGGAGTTTATTAAACAATCTGTTGAGAAATTTCATGAATTAGAACAGGCGAATGCCCAAATTAAGGCGGGATTAGAATCTACAAAGGGTGCTGCCGGATTAACATTTGATGATATACAAAAAGGGGCTAAAGACTTAAGTTCAGGAATGCTTTATGGTATAACAGCTATGCTACAAATGCAATCTGTTCTATTGACATTCCCTGCGGTTACTAAAGAATCATTTATGCCAGCTTCTCAGTTGATAGCTGATATGAGCACTCGTTTAGGTACAGATTTAAAGGGTTCAGCTATTCAAGTGGGTAAGGCTTTGCAAGACCCAATTAAAGGGGTTTCGGCTTTACATAGAGTAGGGGTAAATTTTAGTGAAGCCCAAAAGGAAATGATTAAAAACATGGTGGCAACAGGGCATACAGCCCAGGCTCAACAAGTTATATTAAAAGAACTTAGCGTGGAGTTTGGCGGGAGTGCTAAGGCAGCTTTTGAGGCAGACCCAATAGCGGGTTTTAATAAGATGATGGGTTCATTCTCTATGGCGGTCGGTCAAGCTGGGGAAGAATTGTTAGGCTTTTTGGCTCCGGCATTATTTAAGATAGGTAGTTTATTTGTTTCTGCTGGGGAAGGGATTAAACATTTCATCGAATGGCTTAAAGAAAATCAAACTATTGTTAAAGCTGTTGGGATAGGATTAGGAGTGGCAGCAGTTGCTTATGGGCTTTATACCCTTTATGTCAATGCAGCAACAATAGGTACAACTATATTAACAGCGGCTACATGGGCTTTAGATGCAGCTTTAGCTGTATTAACTTCTCCAATTACTTTAGTAATAGCGGCTATTGCAGCAGTAACGGCTTCGGTTATGTGGGCTTATGATACTTTTGGCAAATTTAGGGGCGGAGTTTGGGCTACATGGGCAGTATTAAAGGAGTTTGCAAGTATTGTAGGCGATGTATTTATGGGATTGGGTAAAACAATCACAGGGATATTAACTTTTGATCCCAAAATGATTGCTTCGGGGGCTGAACAAGCTATTTCAGCAGTAAAAAATGCGGCTGAAAGAATAGGCAAAGCGGGAAAGGAAGGTTACGCAGCAGGAATGGCTGATTTTGGCAAACCTAAAGAAGAAGAAAAGAAAAAAGTTGCTAAAGGACCAATGGGAGCAATACAACCCGAAGGACCTACTAAAGATATTTCACCAAAGGGAGCTACAGGGCAAAAATCAGTTACAATAAATATTTCTATTAACAAATTGATAGAACAATTTAAAGTTAGCACTACTAATATGCAGGAATCATACGGAAAGATTCAGGAACACGTTGCTAATACATTACTTCAAGCGGTAAACGATAGTTCAATACAAGCTGGAATATGAGTTTAATAAATTTACAAGGAGGCTTTGAAGCACCTGGGGCAATTACTAAATTAGCTCGTTATTACAATTTAAATAATGTTGCTGTAATCAATGCAAAACAAAATAATCCTTATGAGGGTAAGCCTGAATTACAAGTAAAAAATGTACCTGATTTACCAATCGGCACTTCATCATTAGGCACCCCGATTTATTCTAATTTAATTTTAAAGCCTGTACCTATTTACACAGATTTTACAGGTAAAACTATCTATCCTTCGGGGCAAGATATTGTTTTAAACACTTGTATAATTACTATCGACCAACCTATAAGAATTGTAAAAACAGAAATTCAAGGGAGAGATGGTACAGTAAAAGAATATATAGGGAAAGATGATGCCAAGATAACCATAAACGGCATTATAACGGGGTCTAACGGCATTTATCCTAAGTTAGATGTATATTTCCTCAAAACATGGTTAGATGCCCCTGTAAGCAAGCAAATAACGGCTTGGTGGTTAGATAATTTAGGGATATCCCAAATAGTAATTGATTCATATAGTTTTCCTCAGGTAGAGGGCGGGTATTCTTATCAAATGTTTTCTATTTCGGCTATTTCTGATAATCCTGTTGAACTTAAAATAAGCCAGCCGAATGTATAGACCGATTACTGAAATATCATTTCAACAAGTAACTAATGGGAGAAATATGTCTTTTTCTTTCAATTTTGTTAATGAATTTTCGGCTACGGATGAATGGGTAAACCTTACTAATGAATGTAAGATTACTTTCCCAAAAAATATGTATGTTAAAGATGCTAATGGCATACTTCAACCATTAGGAGGCACCCAATCAGATTTACAGGTAAATAATTTATTCCAAAGGGGAGATAAGGTTACGGTTAAATATGGTTATTGGTTAGAAGATGGGAATAGTTCCGTAACGCAAATATTTCAAGGATATATTAGTAAGGTTACATCTAAAAAGCCTATTCAATTAGAATGTCAAAATAATATGTGGAAATTAAAACAAATTCCATGTAAAAGGCAAGTTTGGAGCAGTAGTCTTAAAAGTTTATTTCAGTTATTATTAGCTGGGACAGAATTTACGGTTAATCAATTAAGCGATGTTAATATAGGAAGTTTTATTATTGAGAATGAAACTGTTGCACAGCTTTGTGAAAGATTAAGAAAAGATTTTCATATAGAAAGCTATTTTAGAGGCAATGAATTAAGGTTAGGTCTTTCTCCTTATATCGCTTCGGAAGCTGTAACAACTAATGTTTTTGCTTTTCAACAAAATATAATTAGCGACCAATTAGATTTCCAAAGAAAAGATGATATTAAATTATCGGCTGTTTGTCAATCTATAAATACTGTATCAGCTGGGTATAATAAAAAAGGCGAGGAGAAAACTAAAAAAGAAAGATTGACTGTATTGGTTTATACTGATTCATCAGGTAATTTTCAGCATATAGTTAAAAAGAAAGGGGAAGAATTGCCTGCAAATACCGAAGGAGAAAGGAGAACTTTATTCTTCCCTAATATATCCGATGTTACTACAATGGTTAATTTGGGGATTGCAGAGTTAAAAAAATATTATTACACAGGATTAAAAGGGAAGTTTACAACTTTTGCTTATCCATTTGTTAAATTAGGCGACCATATTCAAATAATAGACCACATTATGCCGGATAGATCGGGAAAATATGTTGTTAGAGGAGTTGAATATACAGGGGGAAAGGATGGTCATAGACAAATAATTAGTTTAGATTATAAATTATTATGAGTAACAGAGCAGTCATATCAGCTATTCAAAAGATGGCAGGAACTTTTAAAGAAGATAAAGTTAGAATGCTTGTTGGTACTGTTCAAAGTATTGAAGGCAATACCTGTACTTGTACTGTAGATGATGAGATGCCATTGCCTAATGTTCAATTACAAGCTGGGATATGTGATGGATGGCTTTTAGTTCCTGTCATCGGTTCAACAGTTATGATTTTATATTCTACTCAAAATAATCCTATTGTGGTCCTTTATTCGGATATAGATAAGGCTTATTTACAAGTAGGAGATAGCTCTATTGAGATTTTAAATGATGGGAGCATAACTTTTAATGATGGAGCCTTAGGGGGATTGGTTGAGGCTAATCCTTTGGTGGCTAAGTTGAATAACTTGGAATCTAAAGTAAATCAATTAATCAGTACCTTTAATGCCCATACACATGGAGTTGTTTCAATAGGAAGTCCGACTACTATCACGACAACCCCGGTGAGTGGAACATTAACTCCCACTAAGGTGGCTGACATAGAAAATACAAAGATAACACATGGCTAATTTTGATATTTCATTGATAAATAATGACTGCAATTTGCAGAATGGCGATTTTTTAATTGCTGCAAGTGATGAGCAGCACATAATAGATACTATAAATGCTTTCCCAGGGTGGTGGAAACAAAACCCTGCCGATGGAATTGGTATTGGTGCATGGCAAAAAGGGGCAGCACAAATTCAGGAATTGACAAAAAAATTAAGATTACAATTAGTGTCAGATGGTTATACAGTAACTAATCCAACAGTTACTTTATCACCTGATGGTAAATTTATTATAACTCCAAATGCAACTATATGACAACTTATTATGCGGTTTCGGGGCAGTCATTTAGCGATGTATGCTTAAATACTTACGGCACACTTGATAATTATATAAAATTATTAGAAGACAATAATTTAGTTCCTGATGCAGCCCCTTATTCTAATGAGGCTATAATATGGAATGAATCTATTGTTAAGGACCAAACAACTTATAAAATAACAACAGGTTCGGGAGAGGTTTTTTCTACTTTATTCGGGCAAAACACTAATAATTGGTTCCAAGTTATAGGTGGCGAGAACCCTGTTATTATTCCTATCAATCCTGCACCTGTAACACCACAAGGATTAAATATGTATATAAAACCATTATCGCTGTATTATACAGCCACAGGAGGAGAAACAGACATTACTATTGTTGATTTACAAGGCATGAATATTTTACAAATTGAAAGAGAAATTAAGCCTTTAAAAAGTAGTGAATTTATTTTCAATTCAATTACGGGATCCATTCAATTGATTGGAATAGACCCATTAGGTGTTGGCGAAACATTATTTATTCTTTACACTCAGACAATTACTTTATAATGAAGCAATTATTTATATTTTTAGTAGTATTATTACCTTTTTTGGCAAAAAGTCAAACTGTTATTTATGGAAAATATAAATACACAGATAGCTTAACATTTGCTAAGTATAAAAACAATAATTCAGGAGATAGCGTTTTAAGCGTTGATAATCAAGGAAGATTAAAACTTTCTTATAGCCATTTTATAGATACAACAGGGAAATGGATTGGCATTGGATGGTTACCTTCTTTGGTTAAATATTCGGATACAGCTTTTATGTTAAGCCCTTACCTAAGGAAAATAGACACTACAGGCAAATGGTTGGGGGCTGGATGGTATTCTTATTTAGTAAAATATTCCGACACAGCAAACATGCTAAGCCCTTATCAAAGAAGTTTAACTGCTGTAAAATATAGCGATACTGCTTCAATGTTGGCAAATTACCGTACAGGAATAATTGCCTTAAATGCAGATACGGTTTACCAAGCTACCCAAATTGCTGCGAGAGTAAAATATACAGATACGGCTTCAATGTTAAGCCCTTATGCAAGGGATAATAATGTCGTACATTTAACAGGTAATGAATCAATAGGTGGGAATAAAACATTTTCTTATAATACAATATTCAATGGGCAGATAACTTCAAATATATATGGTATTACTATAAATAATAGTTCTTTAGTAGGAGCAGGGATATATGCAACAAATATTACAGCAAATAGAACAATATATTTACCTGATAATAGTGGCACTTTTGCCTTAACATCTGATACTACTAATAAATGGATTTCATTAGGATGGCTTCCTTCATTAGTAAAGTATTCTGATACATCTTCAATGCTAAGCCCTTATGCAAGAACTACAGCTTTAGGAAATTACGTTAAATATACTGATACTGCCTCGATGCTTTCTCCTTATGGTCGGCTTAATTACATTAACACGCAACTTGCAACTAAAGTTAATTATACAGATACGGCTTCCATGCTTAGTCCATATTACAGGACTTCAACTGCTAATGCTGCTTTAGCTTTAAAAGTAAATTATACTGATACTGCTTCGATGCTTAATAATTATCTTAATGGTATTATTGCTCTTAATGCCGATACTATCTATCAAGCTGCTCAAATTGCTGCAAGAGTTAAGTATAGTGATACGGCTGCAATGTTAGCACCTTATACAAGGTCAGTAAGTGGCGGTTATTTGCCTTTAAGTGGTGGTACTTTAACGGGTAATCTAAATGGGACTACTGCTAATTTTACAGGGTTTGTTTCAGCTAATGGATTTCAATCTGCAGTAACAGGGGTAGCAGGTGGTTCTACTACTAATATGACAAGTTCATCATCACAGAACTGGTATATAACAAGTGGCGCACCAACTACAACTACAATAGTATTACCCAATGCAACAACTATCGCAATAGGAAATACTTATCAATTTAACAATAATGCTACAGGTGGTTTAGTAATACAACAATATGGTGGGGGTGCATTATATACAGTTCCTTCGGGGGGATATGTTGAGGTTATTTTATTATCTAATAGCTTTTCAGCAGGTCAATGGGATGTCCATGTTTTCTTCCCTACAAATAGCACAGCAGGAACAGCAGGGTTTAGCACTACAGGTACAATTAATTCTTCGGGATTAGATACTTATACTTCAAATTTAGGGTCATCTTATACTTCAAGGACTAAGGTAGATAAAAATTATGTAGATAGTAGTAGAGGAGTAGATGTTAAGTATTCTGATACGGCTTCTATGCTTAATAATTACAGAACAGGTATAATAGCCCTAAATGCAGATACAGCTACAATACAACCTCGATTTAATAATGTATTAGGGGTGGTAGCTACAAAAGTAAACTATACTGATACAGCCTCAATGTTGAATAACTACCGTACAGGGATAGTAGCTTTAAATGCGGATACTGCAACAATTCAACCAAGATTTAATAATGTTTTAGGTGTTACTGCTTTAAAGGTTAATTATACGGATACTGCCTCGATGCTTGCAGGATATAAAACATTCTATCCAAGAAATGCAATAAGTTTAACAACAACAGGTACAAGCGGAGCAGCTACTTACACTACAAGTACAGGGGTTTTTAATATTCCACAATATCAGGCAGCAGGAACTTATGTTACAAGCGTAACAGGGACTTCTCCTATTTCATCTTCGGGTGGTACTACTCCGGCTATTTCTATTTCACAAGCAACTACAAGTAGTAATGGTTATTTAAGTTCTACAGATTGGAATACTTTTAATAATAAACAAAATGCTCTTACCAATCCCGTAACAGGAACAGGAACAACTAACTATATAACCAAATGGACAGGAACAAATACTGTTAATACAAGTACAGCTTATGATGATGGTACAGGGTTTATGGTTAATACTACAACTAATGGTGGAAGGCGATTTGTAGTTTATAGTGCAAGTGCGGATAATCAAATGGCAGTTACAGGAACAGGACCTTCAATAAGATTTGCGGATAACATAGCATCCCCCACATACTCAGCTCTATATGGGATGGCTACTCAGTCTAATAACTATATTACAGGAGCAGTAGCAGGAGATTTTGCGATAACATGGAATAGTGCTAATAACTTATTATTGGGATATTCAAACACTTCTACTGAAAAGGCAAGACTTACAAGTTCTGGAAATTTTTTGATAAATACCCAATCAGATGCAGGGTATAAGCTACAGGTTAATGGGACAGGATATTTTACAGGAACATTAACAGGGACAAGTGCAATATTTAGTGGGAATGTAACAATGAATACTAATAACTCATCTGCAATTAAATTTACTAATGCAGCAGGTAGTGGTACAGCTTGGGATATGTTTGCAGATAATTTAAATAATACATTCTTTAGAAACTTAGGCTCAGGTTCATTTATATTTACTAATAACTCAACAAACTTTTTAACCATAGCCTCTACAGGAGCTGCTACATTCTCTTCTTCGGT